TTTGTTGCAGTTGAGGGTATTTTCTTTAGTGGTTCTTTTTGTTCTATTTTTTATTTAAAGTCTAGGGGTTTAATGCCAGGTTTATGTGATTCAAATGCTTTCATATCACGTGATGAAGCTCTTCATTGTGATTTTGCAATCCATCTATTAAATAATCATATCGTAAACAAACCATCAAAAGAACGTATAAAAGAAATATTATTATCAGCTCTTGATATTGAACGAGAATTTATAACTGAATCATTACCAGTTTCACTTATCGGAATGAATTCAAATTTGATGAAACAATACTTGGAGTTTGTTGTTGATGGGTTATTAACTCAATTGGGTTGTGAAAAAGAATTTAATACTAAAAACCCATTTGAATTTATGAATCAAATCACATTAAAAACAAAACAAAACTTTTTTGAAGGTAGGTCAACTGAATATAAATCAGCTGATTTAAGTGGTCCGATATCGTTTGATGAGGAAATATAATAACTAAAAATATAAATAAAAAATAACTAAAAATGCAAGTAATTAAAAGAAATGGGGTAAAAATTGATTTTAACCCAAATAAAATTTTAACTAGAATTAAAAAACAATCAGAAGGATTAAAGGTAAATGCTGATAATGTGTTTATTAAAGTAACACAAGGGTTAGCTGATAATATGACAACAAATCAACTAGATGATTTGATATCAGTAATTGCTGAATCATTAGCTATGAATCACCCAGATTACTCAAAATTAGCTGCAAATATAGCAATTAGTAAATTACATAAAGAAACTGAAGATTCTTTTATTAAAGCTGCTAAAAAAATGTATAATAATGGGTTATTAAGTGATACATATTATAATAAAGTAAAAGAAAATATTGATTTAATTGAATCAACTATTGATTATAAAAGAGATTATAATTTCGATTACTTTGGGTGGTGTTCATTAAAAGATATTTATTTATTAAAAAATAGTGATGGTGCTATACTAGAAAGACCTCAACAATTGTATGTTAGGGTTGCTCTTATGCTTACAAATAATGATGAGGATTTTATCGAAAAATATAACGATTTAAGTAATCAGATGGAATCACCAGCAACCCCAATTAAAATAAATATAGGTACTAAAATAGGTCAGATTGCCTCTTGTAATTTAAGTATGGTACCAGAAGATTCAACTGATGGTTTATTAAATATGCTTGGTAGAATTTCAATATCTTCATCACAAGCAGAAGGTATAGGTTTAGCTGTATCTAACATTCGTTCTAAAGAAACAAATGTTGGTAATTCAGATGGGAAAGCTGGAGGTGTTTTGAAGTATCTTAAGGTTATTAATGAATCTTTGAGATTTTGGAACCAACGAGGAAAAAGACCAGGTTCTTGTGCTATATACATTGAACCTTGGCATAAAGATGTGTTTGATATATTAGAAATTAGAAAGAAGACGGGTGATGAAACCCTTAGAGCTCGTGATTTATTCTCAGCACTTTGGATTCCAGATAATTTTATGAGAGCAGTTGAAACAAATAGTGATTGGTATTTATTTTGTCCACATGATATTAAAAATGCTGGGTTAAAACCTTTTTATGAGATATATGGTAAAGAATATGAGGACGAGTACCTTAAGGCTGTTGAAATGGGTATCGGTAGAAAAATAAAGGCTCATGATCTATGGTTAAAAATTATTGAATCTCAAATTGAAAGTGGAATGCCATACATGTGTTTCAAAGACACAGCCAATTTAAAAACAAACCAGAAAAACATGGGTATGATTCATTGCTCAAATTTGTGTGCCGAAATATTTCAGCATACATCAGCTGATGTTACAGCAATTTGTACGCTTACATCTATTCCAGTCCATAAATTTATTGTTGATGGTAAATATGATTTTGTTAATTTAGGTAGAGTTTCACGATCGATAGTTAAATCGTTAAATATTGCAGTTGATGTTAACGAATATTCAACCAAAGAAGGTAGAAAAGGTGGTTTAGAACAAAGAGCATTAGGTATAGGTATTCAAGGGTTAGCTGATACATTTGCTATCCTTAAATTACCATTCACCTCTATTGAGTCTAGATTATTAAATCAAAATATCTTTGAAACAATTTATTTTAATGCATTAACGCAGTCTTGTCTTTTAGCAAAAGAAACTGGTTTAACCTATGAAGGATATGAGAGTTCACCAATTTCTGAAGGTATATTTCAATGGGAAATGTGGGGCCTTAAAGAAAGTGAATTAAGTGGATTATATGATTGGAAAGCATTAAGAAGAGATATAAAAAAATATGGAATTAGAAATTCTCTTTTAACTACTTGTCCTCCAACTGCTTCGAGTGCTAGAGTTATTGGTTCTAATGAAGCTTTTGAGCCATTTACATCTAATCTTTATGTTCGTAAAGTGACTGGAGGTGAATTCGCAATGGTGAATAAACACTTGGTTAGAGACTTAGAAGCTGAAGGTTTATGGAATAGAGATATGCTTCAAGAATTAATGAAAAATGAAGGTAGTATACAAAATATACCAACCATTAGTCAAGAATTAAAAGATATTTATAAAACGGTTTGGGAGATATCACAAAAATCATTAATTGAAATGTCAGCTGAAAGAGGTCCTTTTATAGATCAATCCCAAAGTCTTAATATTTTCTTCTCAACACCAACTGTCGGAAAGTTAACTACATCACATACTTTAGCATGGAAATTAGGTCTTAAGACTGGTCAGTATTATTTAAGAAGTGAATCAGTAGAATCTAAAAATAAACATTTAGCTATTGACACAACAAAAGAAAATATTCCAGATAAACCAACTGATAGTCAATTTGAGTGTTTTGGGTGTTCATCTTAAATATTAATATTTTAAAATGTAATTAAAAAGGATGTACTTAAGTGCATCCTTTTTTTATAGAATAAAGTTATTTTATATTTAAATTTAGTTTTATTTACAAAAATTTTTATTTATGTATATTTATTCATAAAGAAATTATGGCTAATGGTAAATATATAAATATTAAATATCCTTTCCAAGATAGTAAACAAGGCTTTTTTGTTGATTTAACATCGACAGATACTGATGCAATAAAAAGTGACCTTATGCATTTAATTTTAACTAGAAGAGGACAAAGATTGTATCTACCAAGTTTTGGTACAAATTTACTTAAATTTATATTTGAACCAGAAGATTCTGTAACATTAAGTAGTATTAAGGAAGAAATAACAACGGTAGTTAAAAAATATTTACCTAAGTTACAGATAACTGAAATTAGTGTAGTTCAATCAACTGAAAATGATTACGCTGCTGTTGTTACGATAAAATATGATATAACAGATGATGTATTTACAACATCAGATATTGTGGTTATTAATATTTAATTCGAATCTAATCGATCCACAATCATATATTCGATAAAATTTTCGTTCAAACATTATTTCCTTTTCTGTTTTATTTGGGTCATAACCTTCTTTAGTTAATATAGATTTTCTAAAACCAAACCTATGGAAACGTTGATTATTTTTAATATATGAATAATTAGGTTTACTATTATGTATTAATTCAAAACCCAATTTTTGGTATAAACTACCTTGTGACCATCTTCTATCAGCATATGAAACTATTTTTGTTGGTTTATTTGTTTTTATGAAGTGTTTAAGTAATTTATCCGCCCCACCAATAACTGTTGTATCTAATTTATTACAAAATCTGAGTAATTCGATTTCATCATCTTTACCACCCATAATTAAACGACCTTTACCAAAAGTCATCAAACTGACCAATTCATCATTATAATACAACCCTAATTTAAACTTAGAGTTAACATTACCTTGAATATGGTTATTATCTAAAAATTCACGACTATCTTTTGGTGATACTTCTTTTATTATAGTTTTTCTACCATATATTTTATTTTCAGTTAATCCAAGGATATTTTTAAGTCTTGATTTAACTATATCTTGTTTATGTAACCATTCATCTTCGAATATATGAATTAATTGAATATCTTGTTTCTCACATAATTCAGTTTTATTTAAATGATAATCTTTTGAAATTTTTAATTCATTATGCCAGTACAAACCATCAAATTCAATAGCTAAATTGTGTGATGGAATATAAATATCTAATTCCTTACCATTAAGTATAGATCTATTATTTTTAATTATATTAATGTCTAATAATGTGATAAATAAATTTATTTCATTTTCTGAATAACTATCTTGTTTATATAATGGATTACAAGTAGTACATATAACTCTTTTTTTTGAGTGTCTTAGATTTAATAATTCTCTAGTTAATGTATATGTGTTATCACATTTAAGACAATTAAATGTTAATGTTTGAGCTGACCATGACATTAGTTCATCTAGATTTTCGAATTTATTGAAAAATGAATTAAATTTTGTTTGTATTCCAGAATTAACACATTTATTTTTTAATTCGATTGATTTCATAGGGTTATTTACATCATGATTTAACAATAAAGTATTTATTTGTTTAGTTTTAAATTTTTCTGATAACATTGGATTTGTTACTCCATGATTTAATAAAAGTGTGTTAATTTTTTGTTGTTTTATTTCATTTGATGAATTTACATTTGGTACACCATACTTATCCATTGAATATTCAGTTAACTTATCTTTAACCCTATCTAATTTAAGAACGGATGTAACCCCGAATTTTTTTATATTTGTTTTCTCTTTTTTTTCTTGAAATTCGTTAACTTTAGATACGTTATCAACACCATATCTATCAATACACGTGGTTTTATATTTTTCTCTAATTATTTTACTTTTAGCTGGGTGTTCAACACCATATTTTAATAAAGTTGTTTCTTTATATTTTAATTTTGTTATATCACTATTAGCTGAACATTTTAATGAACAAGATTTATTATACCCTTGAGTTAGTGTTCCTTTAAATTTTACTTTTGAACCACAACCACATATTTTTTCATGTTTTTCATTATTAATAAAAAACCATATCTTCTCTTTAAATGGTAATAAAGGTAAATTTATTTCTAAAGCATATTTTATTATTTTATAATGTAAGTCGGGGTAATTCTTCAATAATTTATCCTCTTTAGTTTTACATCCAGATTTATTATCTGTAGTGAAAAATTCAAGGTAGTTTTCGTTCGTCATGTTATGTTAGCTGAATTTAATTCAATAATAAATATTCCAATAATTGTACAAATATAATAAAAAAAAAATATGTTTACAAATTTTTTAAATAACTTATATTTATATTAAAATAATATTATATAATGGGAAACAATAGAGTAGGTTATACATCAAGAAATTTTGTTGATATAAGAACTGATTTGGTTAATATGGTTAAACAATATTATCCAGATATCTTTAACGACTTCAATGACGCAAGTGTTGGTCTTATGCTGTTAGAATTGAACGCAGCAGTAGGAGATATGCTTTCTTTTAATACTGATAGGATGTTTCAAGAAACACAAATTGATTATGCTCAAGAGCGTAAATCGGTATTAGCTATGGCTAGAACATTTGGTTTAAATATACCAGCTAAACGCCCATCTGTAACAATAGTTGATTTTTCGGTAACAGTTCCAGTTTTTGGTGATTCATTTGATGTTTCGTATACACCCATAATAAAAGCTGGTTCACAAGTTAATGGTTCTGGCAAGGTCTTTGAGGTTCAAAACGATATTGATTTTAGTAATCCATTTACTATTGGTGGTATACCAAACAGATTAATACAACCTAATTTCGATTCTAATGGTATTTTACTCAATTATGTGTTAGTCAAAAGGGAAATAGTTATAAATGGTTTTACTAAGGTATTTAAGAGAGTTATAAACGCAAATGATGTTCGACCATTTTTGGAGATAATTCTTCCAGATGATAATGTACTTTCTATTGATTCTATAATAACACTGGATGGAACTAATTTTACTACAGAACCAACACCTTCACAATTTTTAAATTTAAATAATAAATGGTTTGAAATGGATGCATTGGCTGAGGATAAGGTTTTTATTGATGACAACCAAAAGGTTAGTGATAATGCTGGTATTAGACCAGGAAAATGGATCTCAGTAGTTAGGAAATTTATACGTGAATACACTGATTTAGGTTTCACTAAACTTATTTTTGGTGGTGGAACAAAAGATACTAGTAGTCTTTGCGATTTTGATAGTAATTCAGCATTAGCGAATCAGATTGGTGATTTCATAAATAATATGTCATTAGGTATCACTCCAACAGCTGGTACTACTATGTTTATTAAATATAGAGTTGGTGGTGGTTCTGATACAAACATAGGTCCAAATGTATTAACATCACTTGGGTTGGTTAATGTAAGTATTAACGGTGCTGTTGATACAATTAATGGAGCTGTTAAAAACTCATTAAAGGTTAATAATGCTTTTCCAGCATTAGGCGGAAGAGATTCACCAAGTGTTGATGAAATAAGAAATATGGTTAGATATAATTTCTCATCACAAAATAGATGTGTTACGATAAAGGATTACCAGACTAGGATTGCTCAAATGCCAGGTCGATATGGTGTTCCTTTTAGATGTGGTGTATTCGAAGAACAGAATAAAATAAAAGCTTATATCTTAGGGTTGGATTCCAACTCAAAACTAACAAATATATCAACAAGTGCATTAAGGGATAATATATCAACTTATTTAGCTGATTACAGAATGTTAAACGATTATATTGAAGTAACAAATGGTAGAGTAATTAATTTGGGGTTCCAAATAGATTTATATATTGATAAAAAAATACCTAGTTCACAAATAACGTCTAGTGTTATTAATGAGGTGGCTAAATTTATGGATATTAATGGTTTTCAAATGGGTGAGAATATTTACATTTCATCACTTATTGAAGTAATTAATAATGTTGGTGGTGTGTTAAATGTTATTGATCTTAGAATTTATAATAAAGTTGGTGGTGGGATTTATAGTGTAAATGAGATTTCACAACCATATAAAGATGTTAGTACTAGGGAAATTGATTTATCTAACGACTTCACATTATTTGGTGAACCAACAACTATGTTCGAAATTTTAAACCCATCTTTGGATATATCTTGTCGAGTTAAATAATATTTACTTTAATAAAAAAAATAATTAACTTTAAATAAAATATGGGTTGTAATTGTAAAAAAAGTGATATTAAATCTGATGTAATTTCACAAGAAAAAAAACCATTAAAAAAGTTAATTGGTGGTATGTTAATGAAAATAATTTTATTTTTATTAATCATTATTTCACTACCAATAATAAATATTGCTATAATTGTTATTACTTTTAGAACTTTATTGATGAATAAAGAAATTGATATGAAAAAAGTATTGGATTATTTAGGTGAAAAAATGAAATCTAAAGAATCTAATGAATATGAGTATGAATATAATGAATTAACCGAAAATGATGTGTTCATGACAGGTGTTGATAAGATATAAATAATTAATGTCAGATACTATAAGAATAAAAGCAACACCAGATGGTAGTGATACTTACATTAAGGTAAAATTAGATCAAGAATTTGATTTTATCGAGATTTTATCATTAAAATTAACTCAAGAAGAAGTTTATCGTAAATTTTGTTCTGATTATGGTGTTATTGTTGGTAGAGTTAACATTAATCAAAAATTTGGCGTACCTAATGTTAAAGTTAGTGTATTTATACCATTGGATGATGTAGATAATAGTGATTCTGTAATCAAAAATATTTATCCTTATGAGATAGTTAGTGATACTGATTCTAATGGTGTTAGGTATAATCTTCTTCAAAAAGATGCGGACCCTACTAATGATTGTTTCTCACCAATCGGTACTTTTCCTAGTAAAAGGGAAGTATTAGATAACCCAGTATTAACATATGTTTATAATAAATATTATAAATTTACAACCACAACAAATCACGCTGGTGATTATATGTTATTTGGTGTACCGTTAGGTACTTATACTGTTCATATTGATGCGGATATTTCAGATATTGGGATATTATCTTCAAGACCTTATGATTTAATAAGTCAAGGAACACCATCTAAACTTTTTGAGTCACCAACTAAATTTAAAAGTGGTAAAAATTTAAACACCTTAGTTCAAATTAAAACAATTAATGCTGGTGTGAATATCCAACCATTTTGGGGTGATAGTGAAAATTGTGAAATAGGTATAACACGTTTAGATTTTGATTTAAATCACACGATTATACCCTCAGCTATTTTTATGGGCAGTATTTTTGGTGATCAAGATAAACATAGTATAAATAAACATTGTCGTCCTAGAAAAGATATAGGTAATTTATGTGAACAAGTTTCTGGTGCTGGAAGTGTTAAAATGATTAGGAAGACACTTTATAATACAATTGAGGAATTTAATGTTGATGGTGGTGATTTAATTGATGAAGATGGTACTTGGGCATTTCAAGTGCCAATGAACCTTGATTATATTTATACTAACGAAAATGGTGATTTAGTGTCTTCACAAGACCCAAATATCGGTATACCAACAAGAGCTAGTGTTAGATTTAATATTGGTATGTATGAAACTGGAGGTGAGGGTAGACTTAGAACAAGGGCTAGATTTTTAGTTCCTAATAACCCAAAAAGTTCTGGTGAAATTGATTACGAATTTGGTGATTTAACTAAAGATAGTAGTTTTAGTGATATGTATTGGAATAAAATTTATTCTGTCTCAAATTTTATTTCTAGATTCCAAAGCAATAATATATCGAATAGTAGAAATTTTACTGGTATTAAGGATATTGATACTTGTGGTGGACTGAAAACCCCATTTCCATATAATAGAGTCGATACAAGTTTAAATCCAATATTTTTTGTTATTTGTTTAATTATGAAATATGTTGGTTTTATTGTTTGGTTTTTTAATAGCGTTATAATTGCTTTACTTAATTTTATTATTTACGGGTGGAATACAGTCTTAGGTGCTATATGTAAAGTAAATTGGACTTTAAGTAAACTATTCCATATTAATGATCCAGATGACTGTGAAGCAATGGAAGCTGGTTGTAGTGGTACCCCGATACCATCAGTGGACGGTAATAATTGTGATTGTGATTGTAATAGTTTAATCCCTTATATTCCATGTATTGCGATTAAGTGTCCAACTACTGGTGGTGATTATTATGCACCAGGTTGCCAATCAAACAGTGATGGTTTTAATACGAGTATTGAGAATGGTACTGATATAAAATTTTGTCCAGATTGTCCAGATTCAATTGGTGATAATAGTCTATTAAAAGGTTTAGATGATTGTATATCATTTGAACTTGCGACTCAATTAGATATGTATAAGTTTGATTTTTACAATGATTGGGTAAATGGTACATTGTTTAGTTTTTTGGTCAAATATAAGAAAAGAAATAATGATCAAGTTAAGTTTTGTGAATATGAGTGTATTAATGGTGATTTCACCCCAGATAACTCAGTTGATGGTGATAATGATAGCGTTGGCGATAATAGATGTAGTGATAATTTTTTATTTGATATCTTTACCAATGCACCAATAATTAACTCTGACCAAAACTGGCAAAATGGAAATAAGAATAGTGGTATAATAAAGGATGGTTTAATTAAAAGTTTAAACGGTGAGTTATTCTACGCATCAACAACACATGATAATAAGTATAAATTATTTGCAACAGATTTAATTAATTTAGGGTCAGTCTTTAATTGTGATTGGCAAGGTATTCCAAAGATACAGCAATATTTACCTCCAACAACGTATAAGATTCCACCTCAATCAAAGGTTGAAAATAATAATAATATTATTACTGAATCTGGGATTGTTTTAGTTGGTGATAGTTCTGATACTAATAGCTCATTATTTTTTAGTATCAATTGTTTAGGTCTAAATGTTAACCATAGAAATTCGTTAAATATTAGACACATTTGTGAGATTGGTGTTGATACTGATCAACTAATTGACGAAACTTTAACTACACCTAGTATCCCAGTTGATTATATTATTGGTGTTGATGAAATTGATAAGGGTAAGGATAAATATGTTAGGGACGTTTTGTTTGGCCTTAATAACACAAATACACCTTCATTTTCTTCTACTCAAATATATACAACTAATTTTAATATTTATAATGATAGTGTATATGATTTTACTTCACCTAATCATAATGGTGTTGATTATTTAAAATTTAGAGATTTTAGTATTGACTCAAATTCGGTTGGTGCAAGTAGTTTTGGTCAAACTGAACATTCGTATTACTTTTATTTTGGGTTATCACCAGGTAAAACAGCGTTAGATAAAATGAATAACACTTTTTTCGCAACATGTAAAACTAAAATATGAGAACCTATAGAACAAAACAAATTTTAGTTAGTAAGACATCTAAAACGTCAGTAGATACAAATGTTTTTATAAAGGTTAATATTGATAGTCAAAAACATTTGCTACCACCAGATAAAATAAATAAAGTAGTAAATATTGGCGAACAATTTAATCTTGAACGAAAAACAAGTGGTTATTATCGAATATTAGGTACAATAAACAGCTGCATTTCAAATGTATTATTTAATTTAAATAATAGTGATAATGAGGGTGATTTTACTTGGGCTAAATTAAATGATAGTTTATTATTAGATAACTTAGGCGATTTAATCAATTATAGTGATTCAATTAATAAAAATTTATTAGAAATTGATGGTTGGTTTGGTTACATGGATCCAGATATCAGTAAAAGTAACCTTTGCCCTTTTTTTGATATGGAACCTAAAAGACAACGTTTTTCATTTGTTCCAGATATAAATTCATTTAACACTTCACCCACACCAATTAAGAATTGGGAGTTAACGGTAACCTACCCTAAAACTATGGATAAGACACATGGGTTAGTTAATGGTGGGTTATTGATAATAGATCAAATACCAATAACAATTTCTAATCGTAGTATGGTTGGTTTTGGTGTTGCTGTGTTACATAATTTAAATGTTGGTGATACGGTTAATATAACTGGTACATCTAATTATAATGGTATACATGAAGTGGTTAGTGTTGGTGTTGGTAATGGTGATAATAAGGGTTATTACTTTGTAATTGATAAACCATTATCTGGAAATATAAATCAATTTTCTAGGTTTAAAAAAATTATTGGTGGTGTTGAATCTGAATATTATTTTAGAATTTTCACTAAAGTAGGAACAAGGAACAATGTAATTATTGAAAATGATGATTACGAAACATATAAATTAGCTTTTAGTGAAAATATATATTCTGAACCAAATACACAATTTGTTTTTAACGAAGATATTAATATTAATGGGTTAACTGATAATTTAGGTAGACCATTAAGTGAATTATATGTTACCACAATTAAAACAAGTAGTGATGATTTATTTACTAGTGTTTCATCTGGTATTGAAACACCATTTATTAGTTCATTAAACCAAAGTAATTTATCACCTTATTTATCCGTTGTCCCATGTATTCAAAAGATACATAATGGTGGATCATTACCATTCCAATCACATATACCACTTGAAACAGATATTGTTATTGATGATAATGATTTTTATGGTGATTTGGTTGAATATAATAGTTTAACGGTTAAAGAAACAATATTAGTAACTGTTTCACATAGATTTAATACCATAAATAGGGAAACTACAGCTTCATTGACATATAATACAAATACTATATTACCGATAATAAAAGAAACGATAGGTTTAGGTCCAAGACAAGAGGGATATTTTTTTAACCCACATTCTATTATTAAAATTAGAGATTTTTCAAGCTATATTGAAGAAGGCGACTCATTTACTGTTGGTGTTCCAGAATACGCTGTTAAGTTAATTGATGGTAGATATTTATGGCGTGATTTATTAGATATCGGGTTTAACGAAACTGATGTTAAACCACTGGATTATCCTTTTTTAAATGGTTGTCACTATATTTATAATAATTATAATTTTAATGTTAGACGACAAGACCCATTTAATCTTTGGGGTTTAAGGTACGATACATTTCCATCTGACCCAAAGGGTGATACAATGACAGATAATTTCACGATTAATTCAACTGACGAACCATGTTAATAAATAATTTTAAAATAAATCTAAGTACTATTAGTAGTGGGGTTACAGCTACAACTATAAATTTTCCAATATCTATGAATTTTGAGTTGGTAGATAATAGTCGATTAATAGATGATAAATTTGTTAAACATGAAACGGAAAATGCGATCAATTCAATTTTTGATTATGAAAAAGTTAGATTTTTACCAGTTAAATTTAATCTTGAAAATCAACTAGATGTTAATTCACATATCGATAACATTAATTATATTTTAAATTTAGATGGTGTAACTAATTATGGTGGTTTAGGTTTTAGTAACGATGATATAAAATATCAAAAACTAGCTTTCACTAACAGTTTTTTAAATTTATTATTTTATGATTCCCCAAACCCATTAACTCAAAATTTGATATCTTTCAACACTTATTACCCTAAACTAAATATTTCTGATGTTTCATTAATACCGATTAAATTTAACGTTTCTAACCCAATATTAAACCCAATCGGTGATGCTCAAGGGTATTATTTATATGACTATAAAGATGAACTTAAAATTGGTGATACAAAATATTTATATATGAGAGGTAGTTTTAAGAATGCTAAATCTGGTAAATCAATCAATTTGATGGTTAGGGATATGGCGTATAGTATTGATGAATTAATGAGTAAAATATACACTAGATATATTTTAAGTAGAACAAGTACTGGTTATTATTACGCAATAGACCCAACATATAATATGGAAAATAATTTAAATAATGTTACATATAATGGTAATAATATCACTGTCAATCTATTTAAATTAAAGGCACTATAATGGAATTAATTAAACGAAAAATATATCTTGAAGGAAATATTGATAGACGTAATGAAAGTATTACTTGGGGTCAAGTTACAGCAACAACATTTTATATTAATGTAATGTTAACCCAAAATATTGATGATATGGGTTATTATAAAGATGAGACTTATATCGCTAAAGATAATTCAAATGTAGATTATAGTTTACTTATAGCTAAATTAGCTGAAAATGGAATGAGTGATTTATTCACGCTTGGGTTAACACCCTTAATCGTCAGTAATTTAACTTTTAGTGAACTAAAAACACTTAGATTACCAACTAAAATTTTAAATGATTATTTTGCGTTCGGTAATTTACCTATAACTGGAAGTACTGACACTAAGATTGATGATGTTAAATCTTATAATGCGAATAACCCATATAGTGTTGGTTTAGATATAAATACTGAAACTTACACTAATTATTTGGGTTTATCAATTGATGGTGTTGATAGAATAAAATCTAACGGTGAACCAATTAACTATGTTTTCAACACATTAGTTAATCTTGATCTAGGTACTAACAATCAAGTTACTGGTTTACAATATTTAGATTATAGTGGTAATACAAGACCAATATTTATTGATGGTATCACTAATTTTGTGCCTTTAACTAATTTCAGATATATTGGTGAGGGTTGGAACGAATTAAACACTTCTTTATCAGCATCAAGTAAGGAAGAATATTTATTTGGTATAACTTCAGTACCAAAAATAGAAAATGATATATTTATAGACCGAGGTGTAACTTCAGTTATGGACATGCATTTAAGGTTATCCGAAATAAAGGATATGGGTGACTTAATTAGATACGGTAACGGTTTTTACACTGTAAATAAACAATAAAATATACTTTTATTAAAGTATTATTATATTAACTAAAAAAATAAAAATATGAGTAATGGAACATATGGGGTTGTACGCCCTTCCGATGTAGATCCAAGCGATGTTGAAATATTCTATCATTTCACACCTTCTAGGGGTGTTATTGGTAATACCGAATTAATTAAATTAAACTCTAGTGAGGTTTTAATTAAAATAGATAATCCAAATAAGACCCAATCAAATGTGAGTGGTTTTGAGATATTTGGTGGTATGTACACACTTAAATTACCTGTTGCTCAGTTTGGAATTAAAGGTTTTTATAGTATAATAATAAAACCAGTTGAAATAAGAACAACAATTGTTGATGTTGGTGTTTTATCATCTTCACCAGATACTAAGGGTTTATTATTTAATTTAGCTAGTATTCCACAAAATTTCATTAATAAATTTGAAAATAACGGATTAGTTGGCTATAGAATTGAATATTTAAGTACTAGTAACTCAACAACTGACGCTAAATTGAATAATTTTTTTAGGATCATAACAACAAACAATAGAGCTGAACCAGTTTATCAAAATTTAAGTGATACTAACCAAAAATCAATTAGATATAGATTTAATGATAACTCAACAACAGTTTTTTGTACTGTATCACCAAGTTCAGCTGAAAGTGTAAAACCGAATTCATTTCCATTTATTGGTCAACCAAACCAAAAAGTAATAATAACTAACACTTTTTTCAATCCAATTATGCTGGAAGTTGAAATGGTTGAACATGATATTGAGACACTTGCGGTTGGTTTATTTGGTAATCAAAGTAAATCAATTGAAGATGGGATTTACACCATTTATAATTTCAAGGATGAGATTTATAAACAATATAATTTATTTGATATTATGGATAAGTTTACTGGTAAACCATTATATGAGGTTAGAGAGGAACGAATAAATATTGATTTCACTAAAACTTTTGGTAATATAATAACAATTTAATAATTAAGTGTAATATAATCTGAAAATAATGGTTTTCGTTAATATTTAAAGTATGAGTTCAAAGGTAAAAGTAGTTGGATATAGTAAATCGGTAATAATCAATGGTGATATCCAATATCGTAATTTTTCATCTGATTTAGTTGGTCAACAATTATCTAGTGATGGTGGAACACCTTTATTTACTATGGGTAATTTCTCAATTACAACTAATTTAGAGCCTAAAAATAGTCGTAATTTTATAACTACTTATTTTTCTAATTTTGTTACTTTATCTGATTTAAATATCCCATTTACTGAGTCAACTAATATATTAGATAATAACTTATCTGTATCATTAAATTTAGATAAAACTAATTTAGGTTATTACACCCTTTTTGGTTCATTAACTGAATTCGTTAGGGTTTCGTTAGAGGATATAATAATTAAATGGCCAGCATCACTTTATATGAATCCATTTAGTGAAAATGGTGTTGGTAATACTTATGAAAATTATACTTACGATACTTTAACTGAGATTTCTAGTTTTAGAGTAAATACTTCATTTATTAAAAATAATTTTGAAATAAATTATTTATCTAATGGTACTATCTTAGATACGTTTAACGCTACTAATGATTTAAGGAATATCACAATTAATTACACTTCATATAATATTTTATACGGTAATGTAGAATTTCCAGTAATTGGATTTACTGGGTCAACATATATTACGAATGATTACATTTATTTTACCGTAAAAGGTGACGTGTTCTCTGGACAACCAAGCGCATCTAATTTTACTTACCATGTAAAGCCAAATGAATTAAATTATAATAAATTTTTTAATGGTTTACCAGATTTTGAAAGTTATCTATTAAATAGAATAACACTCCCATTATTTACATCAACATTTAAATACCCCATAAAAACTGATTTAGGTGTTATTTTAAATATTTCATCAACATTGACATGGCCTGTGTCTGATGGTTACAATATTGATTTTGATACAAATCCTTATCTTGAATATGTAAGTTCTTTATTAAACTTAGCTGAAAATAATGATTCAAATTCAAGTAATTTGATAAATAGATTTTTAGTTTCTGAATCAATAAGTGGTTTTGATACATTACCAGTTTATTTATCTGATTTAGATGAGGATACTTCTGGTGGTAAAATAAATAAAACACTTAATATATATGGTAGATCATTTGATGACTTAAATCGATTTATTACTGGTATTGAATTTGCAAATGTTGTTACTTACGATAAACAAAATAATACTCCAGATGCTTACCTTAAAGATATTGCATCAGTTCTTGGTTGGGGTTTAATTAGTAGTGTTGTTGAAAATGATTTATTAAATAATTACTTAACCCCTTCTAATTCAAGTTTTTCTGGTCAATCAGTTGGGTTAACCCCAGTTCAAGCAGATATTGAATTATGGCGAAGATTAATATTAAATACACCTTGGATTTGGAAATCAAAGGGTGCTAGAAAAACAGTCGAATTTTTACTTAGATTCATCGGTGCTCCTCAAGGTTTAATAAAATTTAATGAATACATATATAAAGCTTCTGGCCCAATTGATACTGATTTATTTATTAAAGTGTTAGGGTTAATGGATTTATCTACGGATTTATCCAACTACCCAATCGATAGTGATGGATACCCATCACCACTACCAGATACTACCGATATGTATTTCCAAAATTATGGTCTTTGGTATCGGGAAACTGGTGGTAATGGATCAACAATTGATATACTTACAGGTAATAACCCACATTTAGGACCATATGATGGTGGATTTAAATACATTAATCAATTTAAAACTTTAATTGCTGATTTTTCAGCTGTTACTATTCAAACAGAATCATTAATATATAAGACTAAAAATTTATTTACTAATTATAATTTAGGTGAAATAACTAGCTATAGTGGTGAAACTTATGTTTCTGGTTACACACTTAATGATACATCATTAGATGGTTGTATTGTGGTTGATACTAGAATTATAGTTGATCCATACCCAACAGTTATTACTGATTGTGGGTGTCCAACAGATTTAATTGATGATTCGTTGAGTATTTGTGTTAGTTCGTCACCGTTTGTTAAAACTAGACCTTGCCCATCACTATATGGTAATCCAAGTGTAACTAGTAGTGGTTATTTATTATTCCCATATCTTCAATATAACCCAAATGGTACTATATATGAAGATAGTAGCAATAACCCAATTTTAAATCAATCAATTTATAGTAATAAAGAATGTTGTGTTTCTAAAGGTGGTAAACCAATAAATTACCCACAATTAGATACTGATGGTTATATTTGTTGTGTAGCGAATAATTGTGGGTGTTTTGTCGCATGTAAGTGGACAGTTGATTTTGAGCCAATTAGATTACCAATTATTAGTAATCAATATAATGGAGGACAGAATCAATACTTAGTGTTTAATCGACAAGATGGATCAAAATCTGTTATAACAACTGATGGTTCAAATTGTTTGAGTACATATACAACTTTAGTTCCAAACATAACCGACCCGTATACTGGTGAAATTGGTGTTGGGTGTAAATTGACTAATTTTGGTGTTAACGATTTAAATCTTGGTGTTAATAGTGTTATTTATCGTACTTACCAAAGTAGGTCTAATGGTACTATTAGTTGTTGTGGTAGACTTAAAAAATAATTGAAATCTGGAATAATGACGTTTTTAAAAAATGAACAAAATAATATATATATATTGAAATGGGATGTTTAAGTAATGATGAGATAGTAGAAATGGGTGGTAGTGTTGTTAATAACATTAATGGTACTATTTCTGTTTATATACCTAATAATGTTGGTATTAATTCTCCAGTTATATTAACCAAAACTTGTTGTAATAGACTTGGTTTTATATTTGATATTGATAAACAAACATGTAATTGGACAACTGAACCTTGTGGTATTGAATCAACGTTTAAAATAGTTTTAAATCCTAAAGGTAATGATGGTGCGATATTTAATGTTGGTGCTGATGAAAATTGTACGTTAAATGTAAAATTTGATTATTTATTTAAGATTAAATGTGAAACATTAAGTACATTTTTAAATATTTTACCGTCAGCAAACACATCAATTGGTTTTATTGAGGCCACAATGAATTATGAAAATCAAATAACCATATGTGAAAATCTTAGTACACAAATAGTTATAAGTACTAAGATATTTAACGGACTTAACTATAGTATTTCTTGTACCCAAACAGTTAATGTTAGTGGGTCAAATGAGATTATCACAAACAATACAAAACAATTAAGAAAACCAAGTAGTGCTTTTGGTAACGTATATAATATTACTGAAACCACACCAACAGGTGTACCAAGTGGATCTAAAAACACTTCAAACCCACCATTGGATCCAGTTATTGACCCAGTTATTGATCCAGTTTTTGAAGAAAAACCTAAGGAAACAAAAACTACTACTTATTGTATTACCGAACAATTAGGGTTAGCTGCGTGGAAATTAATTTTAGGTTTAGATAAATATAATCGGTTTTTAGCTGGTGACCCAACATCTTATACTTGTTCAGATTTCAACAATTTAATAAATCAAGACGCTAATACTAATACTTTAGTATTTAAATGTAATTTAGCGTTTGGTGAAAAAACAACTGCTGGAAATACGTTAAATAAATTAATTGAAGAACAAAAGATTTGTAACGATAATTTATTATTATTATTGGAAGAAATTAGAAAAAATGATATCGTTGATAATTGTAGTAAACCTATAGATATATTTGAAAAATTGGATGTGTCTGTATGTATAGATATTGTTAATTCTGATAACACTTTAACTAGTGTATTTACTTATAATCTATTTCCAGAAATAGGTTCTGGAAATCTTTTTAATTATTTATCGAATAATTTAGATAGTGGTTTCTATGTTTGTGGTGACCCATCACCTATTGAAACAAGTTTTAGTTCATGTACGGTATTAAATACCACTACAGCATCTTTAAATACGTCTAGTTGTAATTCAGTGGTTAATAATATACTGACGGATTTAATAGTTCAAGGAAACGAACCAGATATTTTAAGTCCGAGTATCTTTTCGTCACAATGGTTAAATTATTCAACTAACATTGTTGATCCAGATATTATTTCACTTATTTCGAATGAAAAAATTAAAATAACACTTAAAATAAACCATACTTGTGCTGAATTTTGTATACTTATGGATAATATTGTGTTGGATAAGGTTTGTAGTGTTGCTGGAAACAACAATATATTCTTGACTCAATCACCAGGTTTTGAGTTGACTAAATTAGTCGATAATAAAAAATCTTGGGATGGAAATTCGTCTTCAACCAATAGATTATTTGATATTTCTAACAATAACGGTAATAGCTCAATTAGGCAGACGGATTATGACGTAAACGATGATCGTTTAATTATTAATACAAAAGAAGTTGATTTGGATATTAGTATTGCGTCTGGTATTGAAACGGATGTTTGGTGTTTTTTAAAAGATAATGATTGTTTATTAACTGGTATAACTAACTGTAATATATGTGTTAGTGGTTGTTGTGGAGACAATTTAATTGATTTTAATGATTTATTGACTCAACCAATTAGTGGTGCTTCAACAATTGATAATTTCATTATTTTATTATTTTCTGAATTAATTGATGTCAAAAATAGGCAAACACTTTCTAGTTATCCTACAATTAGGGCCTTATATGATAGATATATGGATTCTAATGTTTATTGTGGTGTGGATAGTTCCAAATTTGATTATGTTACTATGGATCAATTTGCTGGGTTGATAGATAATTTTTGGGTTGAGATAATCGAGCAAGTAGTTCCATCAACATCAATATGGGGTAGTGTTAAGGTTTATTCAAATACTATTTTTGACCAACAAAAGTTCAAATATAAAGCCTACACATCATTATTTGGTGAAAATAATTTAATTGGTGAATTTTTACCAAGCCCAATAAATGGTACAACTGGTGCTTGCGCTACGGTTGGTGTTTCTGTTTCAAGTGTTTCAGTTACAACTGGAGGGACAATATATAATATAGTTAGTACTTATGATTCAATTTGTTTGGGTCAATTAAATACCAATTCAGAATTCATTGGTAGTGTAACTATTATAACTAAATAAAAAACTGTAATATTTATAGATATGGTACAATT